TGTTATTAAAGCCATTTATTTTACTCCTCGTAAACCTTAAATCCTGCATCACGGCGAGCACCCTCGCCCTCCTCAAGATTCTCAAACCGGACATAAACCTGCCCTTCTTCCTCATCACCGACATAAACCTCCAAGAAATCTACGTCAGATTCTTTGACCAAATCCCAAAGACGGTCAAACAGCACTTGCCTATTCATTTTCATGATGGCACCTCTGAAATATTCAGTGTATCCTGTTCATACTTCTCAGGATCGCCTGTGTGCAGAACTGTGAACTCATCGTTCGCAACCTCAATGGCATCAGCCTTGTTGGTGGCAAACACACGAACTGTCTTGGTGACAGTCGCCCTGATCTCAACCTCGTACTCGTTCATGACTCGCTCCCTCATAAACTGCCTTCCGGCCTTTAACGTATTCATGCAACAGCATAACCATCTCCTCCGGTTCTTCGTCTGGTCGCATACCACTGTGGATTTGATTGCACACCAAGTCTGCAAAGGATTCATCAATTTCTTTTTGTGCCTCTGCCTTAGTCGCAAAGATTTCTGGCATGCCCCCGTCTGACTCCCCCCATGCCTGCCATCCTTCGCACAGGGTGTCTACAACAATAACATAAGACATCACTTCTCCTCCTCTACATAAACGGTGCTGTATTGCTGACCACCATATGTCCAACCGCCATCGTTTTCGACATCTATGTCAATGCCGATTAGATGTTCGGTCTGTTGTCTTGCCGCTTCTCGTGCGAGGGTGTTAGCCTCCTCTTCATCAACAGCCCAGCAGGTAAAGTTACGATCATACCAAACCTCAATGTCAATTTTGACATTATATGGTTTTTTGTTGTCCTTACACTTTTCCATCTTGGTTCTCCCTAAATTTACAACGTGTTTCGTAGTAAGCCATCAGCATGGCGGCTAGTTCTGGAAAAAATTCCCAGTCAACAGGTCTGCCGCCTAACTGGTTTTCAATTTCGTTATCCATTGCAACCAGCATGGCGTTGACTTGTTTAGGTGGTAGGTTAAGCGTTATCTCTTTACTCATAACTATATTCCCTTCTCTTCTGGTTCTGGGTACAAATATTGAGCGGTGTAGTGTATCACTTCCCAATTAATACCTATGCAAGCGTCATGACGATGCTCTATGACACTGAGTATGTTCTCTGATTCGTCAACAGTTAGCCATTCGCATTCAGTTCTTACATCTTCGGCTGACCATATGATTGCAATTTCATCATCTTGTAGCTCAATTGTTCTAGGCATCAATTTATTCCCTTCCGTCTGGTTGACAGCAAAGACTTTGAAACAACAGCCTCAATTGGCAGTTTAATAGTCTTCATCTGCTCATGCATCCAAGCACGATTGTTAATACGAATGTGCATTATCCGACGTGCTAATAATGGTTTTCTGTACCCTAAATTAAACTTCCCCATAACTAATCCATCCTTGTAAGAAAATAACCGTCTTCCGTAGGCAACGCAGTAATCGCGTACCGATAAAAATATGCCCAACCATCCTTGGTGTGAATCTTACCAATCCAAGGCAAATCCTCGTCTTCCTCGTAAGCACTCTTATAATTACCGTTATCTAATACCTCGCCATCAAACTTAATTAATGACCCAAAGCCATAACAATATTCCATGTGCTCGACGAGGGACTCAGTAACACCCTCAACCGCGTTGATCGAATACTCAGCAACCCACATAGGTAATAGGCCAAGTGAGTCTTCAACCTGATCCCTTGGTAAATCTCCGTAAACCTCGTCGTTTATAACTAGTAAAGAATTCATGTTTATATCCCCTTTGTCATTGATCCTCGAACCGCGATCCTTTATCGTATGCATGCGGCATGAGATAAATAATAGACATATTATCCCATAACACAAGCATATAATGCACCTTCTATAGTGTTTCTCAGGGAAAAAAGTTTTTTATTTTTTATTTTTTGAAAAAGGTGTAACAAGTGTAACAAGTGTAACAAACCCTTATGCAGTAACAATCGTAGCTGTTACACTTCTGTTACAGTGTGACACTTTAACGACGGACAAGGACGCTTTTTGGTATTTTGAAAAGTAAAAAGGCACAGAAAACACTATGGAAGAGATAAAAAACAAAGGCGGCAGACCTGCTGGATTGACCAACAGGCAGAGAGAGTTTGCAAAGCATTATGTTGATGGTCGATACTCGAATGCAGAGTGCGCTAGAAAAGCTGGCTATGCAGAAGGTAGCGCGGCACAACATGCGGCAAAGCTTTTGGATGGAAAAAGTTTTCCCGAAGTCCCAGAACTTATAAAAGAACTTCGTCAGGACAGAGAGCGTAAATACGGCGTGACTCTTATTAATCAACTTAAACGCTTTGATGAATTGTCGAGAGCCGCTGAAGAAGAAGGCCAGTTTTCTGCCGCGATTAATGCTGAAAAGATTCGCTCGTCCTTGGGTGGTTTGACTATCGACAGGCGAGAGGCAACACATGTCCATCAACTCGACAATCTGTCGAAAGAAGATATTGTTTCTAGGCTTGCCAATCTTCGCAAACAATATCCAAACGCTTTCCCCGAACCAGACATGAAGAGGGTCGAAGATGCCAAAGACAGAACAAGCACTGTGGAAATCGTTGAGGCAACATTTACCGAAAAAGACGCAATCCCAGAGAATAGAAAATAGATCAGGACAAGGTATGCCTGACCTATACATGTGCATGGATGGTGCGCCTGTTTGGTGTGAGTTAAAAATAATTAAATCTGGTAAAGTCAAGCTGTCTAAATCCCAAATTGCTTGGCATTCCTCGCATTCTAGATGTAATGGCGTTAGTTTTATCTTGGCGCACGACCCCTTTGAAGGCAGTGTATATTTGTTTGACGGTGCTTTTTCGGCAGAAATCCAAGGTTCGAGGGTCAATGATCTGCAATCTGCGCTCCTGTGGCGCGGCGATCTGCGGTCTGCGCCCTGCGCGTTGCGAACCTGCGCTTTAGAATCATGGTCTGCGCTCCTGCGAACCTGCGACCTGCGCGTCGCGGCGACGGATCGGGCACCAAAAGAAAAATAGCAACCCACGTAGTGGGTTGCTATTTCGGGGGAAACCCTAGTGTTTCGGATATGAAACAGTTTTGACCTTGGGTGACCAGCACGCGGTGCAATCGCCACAAAAACCAAGGCCGATCTTGCCAAGCTTTTTCTCGGCCTTGGCTGTTTTGTATTCCTCAAGACTGATCATCGCGCCGTTTTTCTTTGTCCGGAAAGCTTCGCAAAGCTTGCCAATTGGCTTTGATATGTCGGTTATAACCGCGCTTGAGTTTTCCCATTTTGCGGGCGGCGCGGCATCGATTTTATGCGCGGAATATCTAACAACCGCATTGTCCGGCAAGCTTTCCATCTTCAAAGCTTGCTCCCATATGCCGCGTTCTTTCGTAGGTATCCAATGCCGCTTGTGTGGTGTTAGTTTACAAACCGCAATAATTTTCAGGCAATGCGCGACACTGTGCACGTCACCGGAATCAAACCAGCGGTGAAGCTTGGCGCGTTTTTTGTTTAATTCTGCGACCATCTCGGTGACGAACTCGGGCGCGTTTAATTTATCTAGACGATAGTTTAACGCCTTTTGAACTGGTGCCCAGATATAAGCGCCTTTTAATGCATAGCAATCGAAGCAAACGGTGCCTTTAATTTTGGCAAGCTTGCCGCCTGTTATGCATAGTTGAGCCGGAATAGAAAAGCTTGTTGCCGTGCTCATTTTACTAGGTTTAGAAAGTAAGTTTGTCATAATTTTCCCCTTATGAAAGTATATACTATTTATCCCATAAAACAGGCCGTAGGTCAAACAATAATCTGCGGCCTGCGACCTGCGCGCCGCGCCACCGCGCCGCGCCTAACAAATGAAAAAGCACGGTTTTCACCGTGCTTCTTTTTTAACCATACAAAATAAAATCTAGATCATTGTCCCACCAGTCATCATTGGCGGTTTGCAATGCGTCGATAACACACATGCCATCGTTGTAGTAGTCACGCCAACGTGCGTCTGGCATGTCATCGATACTGATCGGGCATCCTAGCCCGATCAATTCTTTGTCGCATTGTTTTAAGAATGCCTCGAATGTCATTATCCCCTCCTTTTTTAACTGATAACTTTTGCGCTTGCTCGATCAACCAAGATGCTATCGATGTATTCTTCTTTTAAGCCAAGGCATCTTGCGGCAGTCATTGCCGCCCCTGCCGCCCATTTTGCACGGTTTCTATTCTCTTGCTGAATTTCGTTATCGGCATACCTAATGCTTTGCAATAGGTATGTTTCCGCTTCGCTATGAAGCTTTACATAGTAAGCATATTCTTGAATCAAATTTGACTGGTGTATATCAAGAGTTTTCATTATCCCCTCCAACCAAACTTAACAAGCTTTTTATCGGTAAATGTGTACATGCCATGAAAGGCTTTGCCCTTATACACTGTGATCTTGGAATCATACCAGTTGGGTTCATTCCATTCGCTCATACTGTTATTGAGCGCCCATGTGTTCATAGATTCGACAAAACCCTCGTGCAATCTTTTCAAAGTCGATACATTGCTAAGAGTAAAACTTCCCATTGAACTTGCGACCGCCTCGGCATCGCCTCGGCCTTCTTCTTTGAACTTCCTATACTTACTTTTACTGAATGTGCTAATTGATCCTCTATACATTTTGATTCCCCCTATAAAAACCTTCGCCATCGCATCGCTGGCATACTGAAGTTGAACCTGCCAAGTATCCGCCGTTCATGTGATCGATAACTGCGACCTCCGACTCGACTTCGCCCGATCCGCCACAATCAAAACAAACTGGCCGCTTGTCGTTAAACATGCTGAGCCACTGGTTTTGAAAGTCTCGGTGTAGTTGTAAAGTATCTTTCATTATACTTCCCCTTATTGCGTGACCAGACCATCTAGCCACTATAAAACTGTATATGATTATATGGGATAACACTATTAATAAATTAATAAATAACTATTCTTCTAACTGCAATAACCTGCGACCTGCGACCTGCGCGCCGCGGCTCGGCGCGGCTCTTAAAAAAAAGTAATACCCAGCCTATGGCTGGGTATTACTGCTATTTTAGGACTATGTTTTGATCGTCCATCACTTCGATCCAGACCTTGGCGCCACATGATAACGGCTTGTCCGGGCTATAGACTAGGCGCATGCGACCTTCGATCTCGACCGAGTTGGCATAGGTATTGGTGCCACGGTTCTTGACGGTGAACACGGGGTCGCGTTCACCTGACTTTGCATTGGCACGGATAACGTGCTGGTTCACATGAATGCGAGTGATAGCCATTGTTAGCAACCTCCCAGATCTACTGCGGCGAAGGATGGCAGGAGAGAGAGATCACCCTTGGCAACCTCTGCCGCCATCTGACGAGCTTCGCCATCATCGGGGCGATCATAGTAATCTGTCTCGCACCAAACGCCCGCAACCTTGACAAGCAACGCAGCTTCATCGCCAAGTGTTGGGTGCTCATAGTAGGTGACGCCATGCAGGGTGAACAAAGATGTCGGTGATATAGTCATGTAATCCTCCAATAGTTGTATACTTATACTGTATCGGAGTTTGTGGGATATAGATAGGTGATTATAGGCAAAAGTGTTTTGCTATATAAGCAAGAGTATGGGGGTTACTGGGGCTTGTCCCAGATCAGATTCTATGCTAGGTTGGGGGGGAGGCTAAGAACAGGCGATCCGCGCCTTGCCCATGCACAGGATTTGCAGGGTTGATAAATTCATTTGAGGGTATTATCGTTCGGAAATGGATGAAGTTACTAACTTAGAAATCCTCCCAGAAGAAATTCTTAAAGAAATTCTGATGCTTGAGGAGCAACAAAAGCGCCTTGAAACGCGTGGCGTGGCTCAAGATAAGTTCATGGCTTATGCAAAGCATGTGTATGAAGGGTTTATAGAGGGGACCCATCATAGAGTTATTGCGGAGAAGCTTGAACGTATAGCCCGGGGGGAGTTAAAACGCTTAATTGTAAACATGCCACCCCGACATTCTAAATCAGAATTTGCATCCTATCTCATGCCATCTTGGTTTTTGGGCCGAAATCCAAAACTAAAAATTATTCAGGCTACTATGAATACGGAACTTGCTGTAAGATTCGGTCGAAAGGTCAGAGATCTTATTGCAGACCCACTTTATCGTGAGATCTTCCCGAACACTGACCTTAAAGCGGACAGCCAGGCAGCGGGTCGGTGGGAGACCAGCGCAGGCGGGGAATATTTCGCTGCCGGGGTGGGTGCGGCGATGACTGGTCGTGGTGCTGACTTGCTGATTATTGATGATCCGCACTCGGAACAGGATGCTTTGTCCTCGACTGCTTATGATAATGCGTATGAGTGGTACACTTCTGGCCCTCGTCAGCGTCTTCAGCCTGGTGGAACCATTATTATTGTTCAGACTCGGTGGTCTAAGAAGGATATTACGGGCAGGTTACTGCAAGCGCAGGCAAAAGATGTTATGGCTGACCAGTGGGATGTGGTTGAATTTCCTGCTATTTTGCCCTCAGATGAGCCATTATGGCCTGAATTTTGGCAAAAAGAAGAGCTTTTGAAGGTAAAAGCCTCTCTTTCTGTAGGCAAGTGGAATGCTCAGTGGCAGCAGAATCCTACCTCAGAAGCCACCGCTATGGTCAAAAGAGAGTGGTGGAAGGAGTGGGAAGAGGACGACGTGCCTGAATTGGACTACGTCATTCAGTCTTACGATACTGCGTACAGTAAAAAGGAAACGGCTGACTACTCTGCTATTACAACCTGGGGTGTTTTTCAGCCACACAGGAACGGGGACCAACATCTAATATTGCTTGATGCAAAAAGGGGACGTTGGAATTTTCCTGAATTAAAAAATATTGCTTTGGAAGAGTATGACTATTGGGAGCCGGAGTTGATGTTGATTGAGGCCAAGGCTTCGGGTCAACCTTTGGCTGACGAAATGAGGTTACTGGACCTCCCTGTGTCAACCTTTAGCCCCGGTCGAAAAAGGGGTGGGGGCGGTATGGACAAAACCACACGCATGCACATTGTTTCTCCTATATTTGAATCTGGAAAAGTATGGTATCCTGCTGGTGAAAAATTTGCGGACGAAGTTATAGAGGAGGTTGCCTCGTTTCCTAATGGCGACAACGATGACTTTTGTGATAGTATGACGATGGCCCTGATGCGTTTTAGGCAGGGCGGTTTTATTAGTTTGAATGGCGAGGAGTTTGAGGACGACCCGCCCCCTAAAGTGAGAGAATATTACTGATGGTAGCAGTTCCCACACCCAGCCCTCGTAGAAACAAAACCCCTGCTCCTGTGATGCCGCAGGCGTTACCTCTTTCAAAGCCTAATCGTAACGCTGCCGCTGCCGAAATGTTTACGAGTCAGGTCGAAACCCGTGAACAAAGAGATCTCCGTCGCGCTGCTCAAAAAGCTTTGCGGCTGGAAAAGGGTCGCCAGCTTTATGCAAGCGAACTCACTCCAGCAGGACGAGCCGAGCGTCGGTCCGAGGGCATAGATGCTTTAAAGGGATTTGGAGTGGGTATACCTGCCGGGTTACTGGGCCTACCTGCGGATCTGTTAGCTCTTTTAATGAGGGACGCCCCCCAAGCAGCAGCGCAACTTGCTGCTGGTAAATCTATAAATGAATTAAAAATTGAAGATCGCACCTTGATTGATAAGGTGGTAAGTAAGTTTCAGGAGTATGCTGGCGCTCAAGCTATAGCTGGGTATATGGGTTTTGGTGATGAGTTAAGTGCTGATCCCGCAGAGTTTGAATCTTCTACTATTGGTCTGACTCCTTTCCGTCAAGGTATGCTGGCGGGGGAGATTATAGCTGATCCGGTACTTGCATATAAACTTTTCACAAAGTTCAAGGGCGTTGGTTCGAGTACCAACGCACCGCGGTCCGAGGTTTTAGATCCAGAGCGTGTAGAGCCTACTATTGATATTCCTCGTACTCAGTTAGAAAGTCCGGTTATTGAGGGTGAGGCGGTGGAAGTTGCACCTGGGACCTCGACCCTGGAACCTGGGATTGCCGGGTTACTTCCTGATCAGTCTCGTGTAGCGGATGATGTTGTAGACACGGTGACTGCGCAGAGAAGTGCTTTTGACGACATACTGGCTCCTGACGAGCAATTTGTTGAGGTAGAGAATTTAGGTCCACAGCGTGTTAACTACGGTCATTATCCTGATAATGCTTTGATTGAAGCGTTAGAAGAAGCGCAAGACGGGATGGATACTGTGGCTGTTTCTTTGATAAGAAATGAAATGGCTGGTCGTCGTCAAGGTATTTTCCAAGAGGACACCTTAGAGAATCTTCGCGCTCAGTTTGCGGATGAAATAGATGACCCCATTGCTCCGGTGCGTGAAGAATTACCTGCTCTGGACATTACTGATGCTCAGGGTAACAGGGTTGAAGAGGATGGGTTTTTATCTGTTGAGGCTGGTATTGGGGCTTTGGATGAGTCTAACCCCGTGTTTAACTCGACGGGTTTAATTATTGGAGCCACTCCTAACAATTACTTCGCCAGGGTAAAGCACTACAGTCCTACGATGGGTGCCTTAACTAAGTATGTATCAAGCCCTAAGTTTGCTAGGGCTGCGGACAAGAATGGTCGTTTAGCTGGTGCGCAGTGGTTAAGTATAATTAAGAATTTTAGGTCGGGTAGTCCTGAAGTTTCAGGGACGGGTTTTGAATCGGCTCTTTTAGCTGACCCTAAGAAAAAATTTAATGCGGCGGAGGTTCGTCGTCTTGTGGCAGAGAAGGTTCCTCAGACAAGAGTTAGAACCTATCTTCAGTCTACTTCTAGCGATGAGTTAGATTCGATAGGTGAATTTAACAGGGTCAGTCATTTCAGACAGCAGTATTATCCTGAAATTACCGGGGGCGTGGACAATGCTGGACAAGATGTAGGATTGACCACAGTTCCAGAAGCAAGGATAGATTTTGGTGTCTCACTTTTTGGTAATACAGTTCCTGAGATAAACCTGCCTGGATTGGGTAAAGTAACTCCGAAGTCAATTAATGATCATGGTTACTCTTGGTTTCCTGGATACTATGGGCATTCGCGCTTTGCAGACTTTAATGTCGAAAGCGTAGGATCAGGTGCTTCTAAGGTAATGAACCCTAGAGTTAGGTTCATTGGAGAGATCCAGAGTAATGATGTCTCTAACCAGTCAAGTGGGCAAGCTTT